AGGACGGTATGGATCGTCCTAAAACAGAACTTGCATACAGAGTTCCAGCTTCGAAGCTTACTAGAAGGAAGCTTGAAAGCAATGAACAATTAAGAGAGCTAGACGGACTTGACACAACTATTGACTGGAAAAATACTGGTGATAACTCTTACGATGGTGAAAAGCTAAAACTACTAGCTCATGATGAAAGTGGTAAATGGGAGAGACCTGATAATATATTAAATAACTGGAGAGTTACAAAAACTACATTACGTCTAGGATCTAGAATCGTAGGTAAATGTATGATGGGTTCAACTTCAAATGCATTAGATAAAGGTGGAGAAAATTTCAAAAAATTATACTACAATTCAGACGTTAATAAAAGAAATAAAAACGGACAAACAGCTTCTGGACTCTATAGCTTGTTCATACCTATGGAATGGAACTACGAAGGATTCATGGATACTTTCGGACTACCTATCTTCGTTGGAGGATCAAGTCCTGTCAAAAACCTTGATGGTTCAACAGTTACGACAGGAGTTATCAAGCATTGGGAAAACGAAGTAGAAGGACTAAAGCACGATCAAGACGCTTTAAACGAATACTACAGACAGTTTCCAAGAACTGAGAAGCATGCTTTTAGAGACGAAACTAAAGATAGTTTATTTAATTTAACAAAAATATACCAGCAGATAGATTACAATGAAGAAATGAATCATAATGTTGGTTTAGTTCAAGGAAATTTTTCCTGGGATAATGGAATAAAAGATACTAAAGTCACTTTTTATCCAAACAAAAAAGGTAGATTTCTTGTTTCTTGGGTTCCACCTGTTAATTTACAAAATATTGTTTTGTTGAAAAACGGTATAAAATACCCAGGTAATGAGCATATAGGAGCATTTGGGTGTGATAGTTATGACATCAGTGGTACTGTTGATGGTAAAGGTTCTAAAGGAGCATTACATGGTTTAACAAAGTTTAGTATGGAAGATGTTCCAGCTAATCAATTTTTTTTAGAATATGTATCAAGACCTCAAACAGCTGAGATATTTTTTGAAGATGTTTTAATGGCTTTAGTATTTTATAGTATGCCTTTGCTTTGTGAAAATAACAAACCTAGACTATTGTATTATTTAAAACGTAGAGGTTATAGAGGTTTTTCAATGAATCGTCCTGATAAGATTTGGAATAAACTTTCAACAACAGAAAAAGAAATAGGGGGTATACCCAATTCAAGCGAAGACATTAAACAAGCACACGCCGCAGCTATAGAGAATTACATAGAAAATCACGTTGGAGAAACTGAGGCTGGACAAGGTAATATGTATTTTCAAAGAACTTTAGATGATTGGTCTGGTTTTAATATAAACAATAGAACAAAATATGACGCATCAATAAGTTCAGGTTTAGCTATAATGGCTTGTAATAAAAACAAATACAGACCAGTGCCAATAAGGCAAAAAAAAGAAATTAACTTAGGCATAAGTAGATATAATAACGAAGGATCTATTTCACAAATAATAAAATAAATGAAAGGTAAGATTACAAACACTTATAGTTCTTTTCCAGATCAGGTAGTATCTGATGAAGTAAAACAAAGCATTGAATATGGCAAGCAAGTTGCTCAAGCTATAGAAGGTGATTGGTTTAGCGGAACAAGATCAGGTGTTGAAAACAGATTTAATACCAATTATAACAACTTTAGAATGCGTAGATTGTATTCTAGAGCAGAACAACCAGTACAAAAATATAAAGATGAACTAGCTATTAATGGTGATTTATCTTATTTAAACTTAGACTGGAAACCTGTACCTATAATACCTAAATTTGTGGACATAGTTGTTAATGGTATGGATAGTAAGCTTTATGATATAAAATCTTTTGCTCAAGATCCTGAGTCTAGAAGAGTAAGATCTAAATATGCAGAAGACATATTAAGAGATATTCAAGCTAAAAAGTTTTTAAATATACTTCAAGCAGATTTAGGTTTAGATTTGTTCAATAGTTCTGATCCGCAAGAGTTACCAGAAAATAAAGAAGAATTAGACTTACATATGATGCTAAGTTATAAGCAAGCTTCTGAAATAGCATGCGAAGAAGCTATAAATAATACTTTAGAGTTTAACAAATATGGTTTAACTAAAAAAAGACTATTAGAAGACTTAGTTGTTTTAGGTATGAGTGCTGTAAAAACTAATTGGAATAGAGCAGAAGGTGTAAAGGTAGAGTATGTGGATCCAACTAGATTAGTGCATTCTTATAGTGAAGATCCTAATTTTGAAGATTTATGGTACGTTGGTGAAATTAAAGCTGTCTCTCTAGCGGACTGTAAAAAACAGTTTCCTAATCTAACGCCTGATGAAATGGAAAGGTTAGAAAAGTATCAAGGTAATAGTAATTATCTATATAACTGGAACGGTTCAAAAGATGGTAATTCAATATATATAATGTATTTTGAATACAAAACATATAGTGAACAAGTTTATAAAATTAAAAAGACCGCTACAGGTCTTGAAAAATCTTTAGAAAAGCCAGATACATTTAACCCAGAAGAAAACGACAACTTTGAAAGAGTAAGTAGATCTATAGAAGTTCTATATAGTGGTGCTAAAGTATTAGGATATGATATGATGCTAGAGTGGAAAATGGCTGAAAACATGACAAGACCTAAGTCTAATTTAGTTAAAGTAAACATGAACTACAGTTTAACAGCTCCGCAGATTTACCAAGGTAGAGTTCAAAGTCTTGTTAGTAGAATGATGGGCTTTGCTGATATGATACAGTTAACGCATTTAAAAATACAACAGGTTATATCTAAAGTAATACCTGATGGTGTTTATTTAGATGTTGATGGTTTAGCTGAAATAGATCTTGGCAATGGAACTAATTACAATGCTAAGGAAGCTTTAAATATGTATTTCCAAACTGGTAGTATATTAGGTAGATCTATGACAACTGATGGCGATCAAAATATGGGTAGAATACCTATACAAGAACTAGTCAAAAGTGATGGTGGATCTAAAGTACAGTCTTTAATATCTACTTACCAGTATTATCTTCAAATGATAAGAGACGTTACTGGACTTAATGAAGCTAGAGACGGTAGCGTGCCTAATTCTGATTCATTAGTAGGATTACAAAAACTAGCTGCAGCTGCTTCAAACACTGCTACTAAACACATATTAAACAGCTACTTGTATTTAACTATTAAAACATGCGAGAACATAGTTTTAAGAACTGCTGATAGTATAGAGTTCGCATTAACAGAAGAAGCTCTTAAAAACAGTATATCTACTTGGAATGTTGGGCAGTTGGCTGATTTAAAGCAGATACACTTATTTGACTTTGGCATATATTTTGACTTAATACCAGATGATGTAGAAAAAGAACAACTAGAAGCTAATATTCAAGCTTCTTTACAAAGTGGAAGTATAAACCTAGAAGATGCAATTGATATTAGGCAAGTTAACAATTTAAAGCTAGCTAATCAAATGATAAAGTTAAAGCGTAAAAAAGCTGCTGAAGCTGCTCAAGCTGCTAACCTTGCTAACATCGAAGCTCAGGGCGCTGCTAATGCTCAAGCTAGTGAAGCTGCAGCAATGGCGGAAGTACAAAAACAACAAGCTGCTCTTGACACTAAACTTAAATTTGAAAAAGGTAAATCAGCATTTGAAATAGAAAGAATGAGGGTTGATTCTCAAATAAAAAGAGAATTAATGCAATTAGAATTTAATTACAATATGCAACTAGGTCAACAGAAAGTAAACAAAGAAACTGACAAAGAAAAAGAAATAGAAGAAAGAAAAGATAAAAGAACTAGAATAGTTGGAACTCAGCAAAGCGCTATAGCTGATCAAAAACAAAATAATCTATTACCAATAAATTTTGAACAAAATCAAGATTTAAATATTTAATAACTTATATTATATTATATTATGGCACAAGCAGAAAAAGAGACTAAAGAGTCTCTTAAAATAAAAAAGAAGCCGGGTAGGCTAAAAAAACTATCTAGCAAAGATAACAAAGTAACTATAGACTTAAAACCTAAAGAAAATGCCGTTCAAGAGCAAAGCACAACAAAAGTGGATGTTAATAAACAAACCCCAAATGTGGAAAAAGTGGAGGAAAGAGAACCCACAGCAAAACTTGAAGAGCTTACCAAACAGAAAGTCGAAGACAAAAAAGAAGACAAAGAGGTTACAATAATAAAAGAGAAACCTATAGTTAAAGAAGAAAAAAAGCCAGAACCTGTTAGTCAAGAAAGAAAACTACCTGAAAGTGTTCAGAAATTAGTTAATTTTATGACAGATACTGGTGGTAGCGTAGAAGACTATGTTACTTTAAATAAAGACTATAGCAAGTATGATGATAAACTACTTGTTAAAGAGTATTATAAAAAGACTAGACCACATCTAGACGAATCAGAAGTTAACTTCATAATGGAAGATAACTTTAGTTTTGATGAAGAAGTGGACGAAGAAAGATTTGTACGTAAGCAAAAACTTGCATACAAAGAAGAAGTTGCGAAAGCCAAGAACTTTTTAGAGCAAATGAAAGGTAAATACTATGATGAAATCAAGTTGAGGCCATCTGTTACTAATGAGCAGAAAAAAGCTATGGACTTTTTCCAACGATACAGTGAAGAACAACAACAAATAACAGAAGCAAGAAGTGAGTTTGTAGATAATACTAAAAACTTTTTTCAAGAAAAATTCAAAGGTTTTGAATTTAACATTGGAGAAAAAGCTTTTAGATATTCTGTTTCAAACCCGCAAGAATTGGTAAACGCACAGACAGACGTTTCTAAAATTATCAACAAATATTCAGATGATAATGGAAAAATATCTGACATGGATGGTTACCATAAAGCAATTTACGCTGCTAGAAATGCAGATAGATTAGCGGAGCATTTTTATGAGCAAGGCAAGGCCGATGCTATTAAAGATGTTATGGCTAAATCTAAAAACATTAATTCGGACCCAAGACCAATTAGCGAAGGATCACCTTTGTCAAACGGTTGGAAAGTTAAAGCAGTTTCTGGTGTTGATGCTTCTAAACTGAAAATAAAGAAAAAAACATAACTTAAAAATAAAACATGAGTTTTACAAACAATACCGCCTTCCCGGCTAGTATTAATCCTATGCCTAGTCAAGTAACTGTCCAAGACAATTATATTGACTTTAACACGGTAGCAGGTGGTCAGTGGGCACAACAATATCTACCTGAGCTTTATGAGCAAGAGGTAGAAAGATTTGGTAACAGAACGTTATCAGGTTTCTTAAGAATGGTAGGCGCTGAAATGCCTATGACATCAGACCAAGTAATTTGGACTGAACAAAATAGATTACACGTAGCATATGACAATTGTGCTGTTGCTGCAGGTGGTAAAGCTTGGCCTTTATTTAGGGTTACTATTACCCCTCCAACTGGAGCTGCTGCTACTTCTGGTATTAGACCTGGTAATACTATATTAATATCTGATAATGCTACTGGTTTAGTTACTCTTAAAGCATTAGTTGAAGATATTAATGATGTAGGAACTAATGGATATACTATTGAGTGTCACGCTTACGAAGGATCTGCTTTAGCAAGTGCTTTAGGTGGTACTTGTAGCTTATTTGTATACGGTTCTGAATTTCCAAAAGGAGTTGATGGGATGTCTGGCGCTATTGAGCCAAACGTTACTACTTTTAATAACTCTCCAATTATCCTTAAAGATAATTATGAGCTAAGTGGATCTGATACTGCACAAATTGGATGGATCGAAGTTGCTACTGAAGACGGTACTTCTGGATACTTATGGTATCTAAAAGCTGAGTCTG